CTTAGTACAGGGCTTAAATCTTCCATTTGATGTCTTTCTCTTTTTCTATTATTCGTTGAAAGGGGATTTTATGTAGTCCCCCTGTTGAGGTGTTGCGTACTATGTAGTAACTGCCTCCTACTTCTATATCTGGCTCTTCGCCATCTGTTCTGGTCTGTAATGCGATGCAAGTCTCTAGGCAGATGAACTCCATACCATTAATCTCAAACCGCTGACCGTTCAGCATCTTTCTTTTATATTCCATCCATACACCCCTCTAGGGCTTTTTGTAGTTTGATGTTTTCCTTCTTTAGGTCGTACACCTCCTGCTTCAGTTTGCCGTTCTCTATACGAGCATCTAGAATCAACCTATCTAATGTGCTGAAGTAGTCGGTGATGTGTCGGTAGACTGCTGCTGTATCGGAGCAGATATTGAATACCTCCCATAGTTGGTCTTGTGTCATCGGCTCTTGGTTGCCTAGCTCTTGGCTGAGGTAAGTCAAGCACTTGTATAGCTCGGCTTCTTTCTCTAGGTAGTATAGCCTATTACCCTCAAAATGGAGATCCATCTATTGTGCGTTCTTTAGTTATCAAATCTACTCCTTTTATCTCGAATCCGCAATTGCCCACCTTGCTCCTCAACCTAATTGGTTCATCTAAAGGTGTAGGTCTCCCTCCAGACTCTAGCTCCTTCACCTTCCGAATGTGGATATCTGTATAGATCCAATCTGTAGGGTGCTGGGTAAAGCGATGCAGTACAAAAAATTCATCGCTCCTATTCACGAACTTTCCCCCTCCCTCGACATCACTAGCCATAGGAGGCATCGTGTGTCCTGCATACTCGTGGCTTCCCTTGTACAGCTGTCGCAAGGCTTGAGTAGCTGGGTGAGTATTGACTATGGTCGTAACTCCGTATTCCTTGCAGAATTTTCTAATATGACTAGTTACCTCATAGTGATACTCGTGGGTGCTTACACCTTTCAGGTAGTCCTTGTCTATCGTCAGCGAGTTGTATGGATCTATCAGGAAGCCCTCAAACTCCCAAGCATCGTATATCTCTCTGGCTATGTCTAGCAGCTCAAAGGCATTGACTATTAGCTCCGAGTCTAGGAAGGCCCAATGAGCCTGTACATAGGTGTGATGTCTCCAGAAGGTCTGCTCGTCTATTTGGTTTATAGGCTTTCCTGCTAGGAACTCGATGAGCTTACGCTGTAGGCTTTGCACCTCGTTCTCTGACGAGTATACTAGCCACCTTGTGCCGTTCTCTAGGGTGTGCAGCAGTTGTAGGTAGGTCATTGTGTGGGTCTTTCCGACATTGGCGTGGCCTGTTACTACTATGAAGTTGCCCTTCTTAAATCTTAGGTATTCGTCTATCTCTGGCACTCCGAATCTGGATGCCTCTGCAATCTTCCCCTGTCTCGCTCTCTCTAGGTAGTTAAGGGTTGCATTGGATTGTATTATGTGTTCGTGAATCATTTTTCTAAATTAACAATATGTTTTTGATATCCTACAGGAAGGACAAAAAAAAGAGGAGTATCTCTACTCCCCTTACCTAACACAATCAACCTACTAGAATGGTAGCCCATCGGTCGTAGCCTGTCCGTTTGAGGTAACCTCCTCTCTAGCAGAGAAGTGAGTTTCGTATGTTACCTCTTCTTTCTTGTCTGATTCAAGCACCCAATTAACGAAGCTGTCCGCAATCTTTAGCACATCGGTACTCTTAGCGCCCTTGTCTTTTAGTAAATCGACTGCTGCTTTTAGACAGCTCTGCTTTACGATCATCTTCTGCTTGTCATCAGATCCTGATGAGTAGCTAGGGGTATATCCTCCTCCCTGTGAGTACACAGGTTTAATCTTATTGCCGTACTGCGTACTGCTCAATTCATACTCTGCCTCTTGACCTACGATAAATTTGTCTTGGTCTGCCTTTACAGAAGAGTACTCGCCAGAGTCTCCATTGTCCATAGATACGAAGAACTTGTACAAGGTCTTTCCATCTCTCAGTTGGTAGTCTCCCTTCGGAGACACCGATACTACTTTTGCTTTCATAATTATTGATTGTTTAAAGTTTCTAGGTTTGCTACTTGAGCCTCTAGCATAGCTATACGCTCCTTGAGCCACTCACTACCGATCTGGTCAGCGAAGGCTTCGATGTCATCAATGACTTGGTAAATGTTTTCTGTATTCATCTCTCTAAGAATTTAGAGCTAAAATATACAGAACAATTTACTTATGCAAAACTATTTGTGAATTATTTTTCCCTCTACCACGATTTGGCTAGAGTTCTTAGGGAGATCAGGCGCAGGTTCAATCACTACGGCCTTGATGAACCGCTTGTTATCGTCTGCTACCATCCCTGCATCGACTAGGGCATCCTGCGTAAACTTGATAGCCATTATACAGTTGTCGAGGTCATAGCGGTAATTGACTCTTGCTGTAATGGTACAGCTCTCAAATTGGAAGTCGTAGTCTAGTTGGTCGGTTACTACCTTTTTCCACTTGCTCTTCTCCTTAGAACGGAATGTCCAATGCGGAGAGGAGTAGAACTTGTTGAGGCTTGGAATCTTGCCAAGCTCTATGACTATCTTAGTATGGTCAGAAATCATTGGCTATTAGTCTTAGACCCATCTCAGGATCTATCTTAGATATCTCTCCTATGAGCTGTAGCTCTCGCTGCTTCGCCTCTTGCTTCTCTTGTTCGGTACTGTCGATACCGATGTTCGTGTAGATACTAGCCATCTCTCTTAGGATGTTATCAATCGCAGGGTTTCTCATAGGTCTTGAGGGTGTATAGTTGTGAGTCAAGTAGTAGGTTGATGTGATAGCCTTCGACTATCCAGCAATGGTAGCCATCTTCCAACAGCATACCGCATAGCTTCTGGGCTTGTCCTAAAGTCATTTGTAGCGAGTCCAATACCTCACGGTGTTCTGATCGTAGAAGCCGAAGTGGGATAGAAGGTGATTGGTGTAGTCATCCTCTACCTGCTTGTTCTCTATCTTGTGCCAATGGCTACGCCAATCAACTACATTTTTTTTCTTGCCCATAGTATATATATATATATTATTATATATTATTATAATACTCCGTAGGAGTATATTACTTAGTAAATAAATTACTTATATACTTAAGTAATAAAGCAATACTAATTAAAAAAAACGAGATAGACAATAGATACTTCCAAGTGTTATTAGGCTTTTTTTCTTCGTATACCACTTGAGGTACTTTAACTACCTTCTCTATGCGTATCGTGTCTGGTAGACACTCAGCTTCTATCGTAATAGTGTCGTAGGAGCGTTTTAAACGCACTCTAACGGCATTTCTCTCTAAAGTGATGGTATCTATCCTCTGAAGAATTAAAGTGTCTCTAAGGGCTTTATTTTGCGTTATGATGGTTGTATCCACTCTTACCGCAACCGAGTCTAGGATCGTTGGGTCTTTTGCAATCGCACGCTTCAGGTGATACTTCGCACCACAAGACACGAAGAGCAGGGTGATTAGCCCTGCCCCTATTGCTCTTCCTACCCATCTAGCTACCACACGCTTCACACTCCTCTGGGTTTTCTAGGTTGCAGCTAGGCTGCTCCTTGTTTTCTAATTCCTTGATAAAGTCCTCAAAGTTTGTGTCGCTCATTATTTCATTTTTAGTCTTTCGTTCTCTTTCTCTAGGAAGTCTACCTTTACTCGTAGGCTATGCACCTCAGCAGTAAGGTCTAGGATCTGACTACGCAGCTCGTCCTTCTCATTAGCACTATGCGCTAGTAACTCTTCAAGGTTTCGTACTCGGTTCTTGAGGTCATCTCTGTAGAGTGTTGTGTCGTTGTTTGCGTTGTCCTCTCTTCTCTCCTCTGCCTTCATCTTCATTCTGTTAGTGTAGAAGGTGAACGCTGCGCCACTTCCTAATACCGTAACCGCTGTAACTGCTATCTGTATCCAAGCCTCCATTATCTTCTGTCTCTGTGTATTCTTTCTGCGTTTAATCTACGCACCACACCCCAAGCAGAAAAGGCTAGAACAAACCAGCCCCAATGCGTGGGAGATGCAAAAATTGTACCTTGTATGGTGTACATCAAGAAGGTAGCAAAGTATGCGCTCATCGTCAGCATACTAGCTCTCATACGACACTCTAAGTCCTCATTGGCTACGCAGTATAACTGAAACAAGCCAAAGCCAATACACACTAGGTTATATATCGGCATCCACCCTATCTCCATTATCGTTACAATAGGAGAAAGAACAGCAAGGCATACCGCTAGAGTTATCTCTGTAGGTTGGCTATCGCTATACAGATAGATATGCTGTAGCTTAGTCATCAATGCCTTTATGCGGTTCACTTCTTAGCGAATTTTTCAAGTCCTGCAATACCAAAGCTACCCAGAGTCACGATCAGGAAGGAGTTGTAGACAAAGTCGTTAATCGGTAACTGCATACCGAAGAAACCTGTAAGCACATCTACCACCATTACTATCACCATAATAGCAAACGATAGGAAGCCTATGATGGTTTTCTCGTTGTAGTCGTTGCTGTTTTTGAATATCTCGGCAAACTTTATCATCTCATCAAGTGTGCAAACTTCTCCGAGACTTGGAAGCTCGGACAAGCCTTGTTAGCAAATTCGTTATGTCCTGCGAGTTTAGCATCTGGGTACTTATCCATTAAGCCCTTGAGCAATGACTCCATAGAGTCTAGCTGCTCACCAAATAGCGTGTCCTTTGGGTTCATATCCTCGTCACATCCTCCCACATAGCATACGCCTATAGATCGTGCGTTCTGCCCTTTGGTATGCGCTCCGCTTCTATCCAGATCTCTACCCTGTCCTATAGTACCATCTAGTTCTACCACATAGTGGTAGCCGATATCTGACCACCCTCTGCCTTCAGTATGCCAACCTTTGATAGTTTCTGTGGATACATCTCTGCCCTCTGGCGTAGCTGCACAATGGATGATGATGTAGTCAATTTCTCTCATTCTTCGTCTACTTTAGTGATGCGTCCGATTCCCTGATTCCACATCTCCCCCTTGCAGCACTCACGGCTGTAGGTGTTCTTGTCCTTGCACAGGCAGCCTCTCCGCTTGTCCTGTGGTACATTCCATCTAGTTCTCATTATAGCTCTTCACTTGGTTCAGGGAAAAACTCAGGATGCAATGCCTTACAAGCCTCCGTCCATTCTCTAATAGCAGAGCTAGAGCCAAAGGTATGCACACCCATAGGCTTCATCCATACTAGCTGCCCATCCCAAGAGCTGTCTGCCTCACCATCCCATAGCACATCTATATGGTAGGTAGAAGATAGTACAGGTGCGGTGAGTTCGTTTCCTTCCTCATCGTATGTACCTTCTTGCTCTACGAGGTTACCGAGATGTACGATAGCGTGGTTGTGGTTAGGGTTTCCTTCCTCATCGACTCCTAGTGCGTTGATTTTTGTAGTCGCAGCACCCTTGCTGCCAAAAGAGTATTTTCTAAATGTTCTCATTATAGTGTTGTTAAGTCAATCATTTCTTGGTCGGTTAGGGTACTATTCAAAAACTGAATGTTTCTAATTTTATATCCCTTTCCTTCCATATCCATTTGAGTAATGTCAAACGCTGTTGGTCGGGTGTAGTCACTACCTTTTTGCACTCCATCTGCAAAAACCTTTAATGTAGTGCCGTCTATCTTTAGCGCAATTTTTATCCTTGTATTATCGGGGGTACTAATAACCCCACCTGATGACCCAATAGTAGTAAAAGAATTTTTTCCGTCCCTAAACCTTATTTGTTTAGTTGGTGCGTCAAACCATAATGTTATTTGCCTAACATTTGAACTATCTCGTAAAGACAAAGAATCGCCAATAACTGCTGAATCTGTGCCAATTCTTTCTATATCTATAAACCAAACAGCGGTATCATTATCAAATACATTTGAATCGCCTCCATCTAAACAAGAATCAACCACACGAGTCACACTACTCCCATAGGTAGGGATGTAGGATGTTGGGTAGGTTACATTGTCCTCGCATTGCGCTCCGTAAGCATAAAAAGCAGGTAGTCCACTACCCGTATGATTACCAGCACCGCCATTTGACGCCGCTATTCCGATGTAAATAGCTCCAGTTGTGGATGCTGGATTGTGGTATATACATCTATACCATCCGCTTCCTGCATCTTCAATAGATATTACTACTGAACCTGCGGCTGAGCCAACAACTCCATTTTCAAGGTCAAACCAAGCCGTTGGGCCGTTGTCTATTGTAAGCCATTTGTTTACTGCTCCATCTGCTAATTTAGCGTAAACGCTATACACTTTATTGGAATTGGTAGCCGATGCTCCGATATTTAATCTATGATAGTTTGTGCTTGTATCTTCGGTGTACAAATAAGCATTTTGAACTCCCTCTGGTGATGTTGTAGCGTTTGCTGTTAAACTACCACCACTTAAATTCCAACTTGCAAAATACTCACTATTTACTATCAAGTTAGTCCGTTGTGGCTCTAACAAGAGTGCAGGACACGAACTATCCGTATAGTCCAATCTTGGTACATTATCAGTAATACCTCCCTCTACGGCAGTAGTAGTCGTTTCTATGTAGTCTCTTGCTACAAGTCCCTGCTCAAGTTGGGCATCTTGGATGTAGATAGAACCGCTGCCACTTACATCGTTATCACCATTGGCTGGATAAATTCGTATTGTACTGCTTGTGTTTATATTAGCAGTAAATGAACATCTATACCAACCACCACCGACATCTTCTGTTTTTATATCAATTTGACTACCGAATTGTGTGCCAGTGTTTCCAGTAGACAAGTCAAAATATCCTCCTTCATCGCCTCCAGTAGATGTAATGAGAAATAGAAACCAATTTAATGTTCCAGACTTAGCATAGACACTTGCCGTATGCACTCCGCTTACTACAATAGATTGTTGAATCCTTCCACCAGTCGCAGTTTTATTTAAAAGCCACGCATTATTTGTTCCATCATATCCTGCTTGTCCACTTGTTTCGGTGCTACTTGCATTACCCCAAGTAGTATCAAAAGTATTGCTCTGCAACAAGAGGTTACTTGTCTCCTTCTCTATAAACCCATCTGCATTAACTCTCGTAGCAGCAGACGATCTCGTGAAAGTAAAATCACCATCACCACTAACAGGCTTCTGCGAGTAGACCTTTC